AGGACTTTTTTAAGAACTATGTTGAGACCGACTTAAAAATTAGTGATCTGCTGAATGTGGTCATAGTAGATCCGGCGAAGACTGTTAAGTTACATTCTGCTGATAGTGCTATAGTAGGCTGGGGCGTTAGCCGAAAAGATCACTCAATGTATGTGAGAGATATTGTTTCAGAAAAACTCTACCCTGATGAACTTTATAACGAGATGTTTGCTATGGTAGAACGCCTTGATGCTCGGATATTAGCTGTTGAGGTAACCAGCCTTAATGAGTTTATCACTCAGCCTATTAAGAATGAAATGAGTAAGCGGGGAATATTCTGCATATTCATGGAACTGAATGCTCGTGATAAGAAAGAAAACCGGATAGCCCAGCTTGTTCCTTATTATCGTCAGGGCTATATTTATCATAATCCTGCGTGTTGTCAGAAACTCGAAAGTCAACTAATGGCTTTTCCCCGAAGTAAGCTCTGGGATGTGATGGATGCTGCTGCGTATATTATAGAAGTGATGGAGAAAGAATTAACTTTCTTTGAACCTCCGGAGTTAAATGAGAAAGATCTGGAAGCAGAGTATGAGGGGTTGGAGAATGAGCAGGTGTTAGATTGGGCAAGAGTATGAGTTCTTCCCTATGTGGTAATTTTCAACAGAGAGAACTTTATAATGGCTAAAATAACAAGATATGAATATACTCCTCAGCCTAGTCTTGATGGAGAGTATTCAGATACCCTGCACCCTACTGCTACAAAAGAACTTCCAGATCTTCTTGGAATAACTGTTACAGTTCCAGTAGTAATGGAAGCTAAAATAGTAGGAAATACGCTCAGTCTTTTAACTACGGATTGGATCTTTGAATCAGGAATACTAAAAGCTATTACACCAGGGAAGTGGAGCTAAGCTATGGCAACAATTATATATGGGAATGAGAGAACTGGGCTTAATCAGTCTATTGATGGTGAGAAGATAGATTATGATTATCCTGAGGGGTTGGATCTAAGTCCTAATAGTAAGCTTCATAAGAAGTTGAGAAACTTTATTTGGGAGCGTGCTTCGCATTCTGCCTCTGTGATGACTAAGCGGCATAAGAGCTGGAATAAGATTGATGAGGTGACAACGGCTTATACTAACTTAACTGAAGACGATCTTGAGACTTTAGCTAAGGATGATAAGAAGCCCATTACGATAGTTTTTCCTTATTCCTATGCAATACTTGAAACGGTAGTTGGGTATCTCCTAAGTGCATTTATGCAGGATCCATTCTTTCGTTATATTGGGACTGGGCCTGAGGATACTGTTGGGGCAATTCTCCTTACTAAGGTGATCCAGCAGCATGTAGAGAAGTTTAAGGTAGGATTAGCTTATCATACTATGTTTCGGGATTCCCTTTCTTATGGCTTTGGTGTAACTACCCCAACATGGAAGACAGTTAGAGGCCTCCGAGCTGCGCCTCCACAAGAAGGCTTTATGTCTAAGATCTTTGGTGGAATGATAGGAGGCGGAAAATCAGATGAATTAATTGACACTGTTCTTTATGAGGGCAATGCGCTGATTAATATTAATCCTTATAATGTTTTACCTGATACGAATGTTCCTATTGATCAGATTCAAGAAGGAGAGTTTTTTGGCTGGGTGGAATATTCTAATTATCTAAATCTCCTCAGTGAAGAAAAACACGGAGATTATTTTAATGTTAAATATCTTAAGCGGCTTGGGAACTATAAAACCAACGTAATGACGCGAGATCCTAGTGCAAGAGAAAAGCATGTTGGCGGATCTAGCAAGGAGCAACTTGAAGGAGTTACGACGGAAGTTGGATTGATTAATTTCTATGCTAAGATTATTCCTAAGGAAATGGGCTTAGGTGATAATGAGTATCCTGAAAAGTGGATGTTTACTTTAGCGGCGGATTCAGTGATTATTCAAGCCAAGCCTCTTGGGCTTAATCATGGAATGTTTCCAGTGGCCAGTTGTGCTCCTGATTTTGATGGATACTCAACCACTCCTATTAGCCGCCTGGAGACACTCCAAGGATTGCAGAAGAATCTTGATTTCCTTTTCAACATGCATATGTTTAATGTTCGTAAGGCCGTTAATGATATGTTTGTTGTTGATCCTTATAGCATTAACACTAATGACCTTAAAGATCCTAAGCCGGGAAAACTGATCAGAACGCGTAGGCCGATTTGGGGTAAGGGCGTTAAGGATTCTGTAATGCAATTAGGGGTTAATGATATTACTCGCGGAAATATCGCTGACTCAAGTTGGATAGTTCAATGGATGCAGAAGATTGGTGGGGCTGATGATGCGGCTATGGGAAGCCTTAGGCAGGGCGGTCCGGAGAGATTAACCGGAGCTGAGTTTAGCGGAACCCAGCAAGGGGCGTTTAATCGACTGGAGCGCATGGCTAAGGTAATTGGTATGCAGGGGATTCAGGATATAGGTTACATGTTTGCCAGTCATGCTCAGCAGCTCATGGAAAAAGATCAGTGGGTTAAAGCAACAGGAGATTCGCGGGAACGTCTGATTAAGGAGTTCGGCCCAGAAGGAGTGTCTGTTACTCCTGCCGATATTAACATTGAATATGATTTAGAGATTAAGGATGGAAGTATTCCTGGAGCTAATTATTCTCCAATTTGGGAGAAGATGTTTGATACTATTGCTCAGCATCCAGAACTCAATCAAAAGTTTGACATTCAAAGGATAGCTGCTCATATTATGCGGAATAATGGGGCTAATAATGTGGATGAGTTTCTTCGGGTAGAAGTACAGCCGGATGAACAGGCAATGAATAATGTTGCTGATCAAAACCTCCAACCTATTGAAGGAGGTATGGTCGGATGAGGAGTACTATTAAAGAGTTAAAGTCCTTTGAGAAGTCTGTTATTTGGGCAGATATCACAGGGGAGTTAGAGGTTTGGTTAGAAGAGATCAGGGATAACTTAGAAAATGAGGATATTATATTAGAGCAGGTGAGTGCATTAAGAGGTAGTGCGCGGGCTCTTAGGAATGTTATATCTATGGTGCCTGTGTTAGTTGAAAACGCGGAGCATGATCAAGAGGAGGATACACATGGACAGTGAACTACATGAAGAACTCGAAGAAATGATGGGGGTAGATAGTGAAGAAGAGACCCAGGGAGAGAGCGAGGAAGTTGAAGCAGAATTCTCTGAGGAGAGCGAAGAGAGCCAAGAAGAGGAAGTTATTGCGGATTCAACTGAAGAAGAAACTCTGTCAGAATCTTTAGATGATCCAGAGGAAGAGGTTATTGAGGCCTCTGAAACTTCTGAACAAGCCCCCCTTCAAGCGGAGGAGAAAGCTGAGCCAACTATGTCAGCCGTAGAAGATCCGATGTTAGCTGAACTTCGGCAGCAGAATCAACAGTTACTTCAGCTTTTGCAAAGTAACAAAGAAGCAGCAGAAGCGCAAGACGCTAAACCAGCAATTGAGGTACCCCCGTCTTTCGATGAGTTATTTAGCTCTATTAACTTTGATGACCTCATGAGTGATAAAGAGGTCTTTAGCGGGTTTATGCAGAAGGCGATGGCGATGATGGCGGAACGTTCTGTAGAACGGGTAGCTACGCAGATGCCTCAGTATGTAATATCCCAGATCGAACAACAGAAGTTTTTATCTGAAGCTTCTGATACATTTTATTCTGCCCACGAGGAACTTGTTCCATTTAAGAGAGTGGTTGGAATGTTGACTAATGAAGTTATCGCTGAACATCAGGACTGGGAACTTGCTCAGGTTCTTGATGATGTAGCTTCACGCGCTTATAAGATGTTAAACCTCAAGAAGAAAGCAGAGAAAATTGTTGAGAAGAGTTCTCAGCGAGGGGCAAGGCAGAAACCGGCTTTGCATAGACGTGCTACCTCTGGAGGGAAACGGCCGATGGCTGATCTTTCTAAACTCCAGAGAGGCATTAATGATTTAATGTAAGAGGAGATTCAAAATGCCTAATGCTTTTTTTGGCCTACGGGCTAGTGATGATTTTACTGTAACCGGCCAGCGTCCTGAGAATTGGCGCGAGATGATGCTTTTTCTGTACCCGAATGGGGACTTGCCTTTGACTGCTCTGATGAGTAAGTTAAAGAATAGTTCGACAGATGATGCGCACTTTCACTGGTACACCAAAAGTCTCCCTCATCAGACTGCTGCTCTGTTGAGTGATGGGGTTTATACAGACACCGCATTGACAACGGCTTATGCTAGCGGTGGGGATATTGGAGATGTTGTTTATCTGTCTATCGCGCCTGCTGATTTTGCCCAGTTTCGTGTCGGGCATCAGATAGCTTTGCGGGATACTGATGATTCTAAGATAGCCCTGACTGGTCGGATCACCGAGAAGACTGCTACTTATTTAACCGTTGAGTTACTTGAGAAGGATAGTGCCACTTCTCCTGCGGCGACTGCTGACTATGTTATGATTATTGGTAATGGTAATGCTGAGGGAGCGATTATTCCTGATGCTATCAGCTATGATCCGGTTGAGCATTCGAACCTGACTCAGATTTTCCGTACCCCTCTGGATATTACTCGTACAGCGAAGAAAACTCGTCTGCGTACT